TCCTGCAGTCGCCGTATCGGACTGGCACTGGCGATAACGACATCAATGCAATCAACACACTGGGAACTGTGCAAGACGGGTTCTGTGTAAATCACCGATTTACTGACCCCGATGCTTGGTTTCTTTTAACGGATTGCCCTGATGGGCTGAAGCATTTTGTGCGGAAGAACGTGCAGCGTGGAATCGAGGGCGACTTCGAGACCGGCAACCTGCGTTACAAAGCACGAGAGCGCTACAGCTACGGCTGGTCTGACTGGCGTGGTGCATACGGATCACCGGGAGGTGGCACCTAGCAAATCCGTGACAGTGGGGTCGGCAATGGTGCCGGCCCCATTTACGACAACTGACGCGGCTGCAATACGCCGCTGCCCCTAAGGAGGGCTGTCATGAGTAAACATACAATTTCACATGCGGACCAGATACTAGCTGGCGAAGGCGTTGCCTTTAATCTTGCCGATCCAGATTTCGGGATGGGTGATCTTGACAACAGCCTGCGAGGAATACGCATCGCGGTCATGGTCACCGAGGCTATTCAGGGAGGCTCAAGCGACGACGAAGCGACCTGCCTGAACCAGACACCAGCGGCTGGAACAGCGGACCAGGACCTGCTGATCAATGGCAATGACGCCGTCGATGGCGTCGGCATTAACCGTTTTTGCGGTCGTGTGTCGATCACAGCAGCTGGCAACGAATCGGCAAGAACTTTCACGATTCTTGGTCGTGATGCCAACGGCAGACCACAGGCCGAAGAAATCACTGGGCCGAACACGACCACGAGCGAAGGTGTTAAGCATTTCACCAAGATTGATCGCGTCATCGTCGATGCTGATACAGCCGGTGTCGTGTCTGTCGGTCAACAGGAAACTGGCCCTCGTGGGCTGAGAAGGAAAGCAACACCCACCTTCGCCAGCTTTACAACGGACAGGATGGAAACCCACCTTGCTGTCGAGGGCAGTACCGTCGTGATTACTGGCAGTTACGACAACGGCAACGACACCGCGCAAACGGCGACCAGTGTGGATCAGCGAGCGGACTATACGCCTGTTGCCTTAACTGAAGACATCGAGGTGACTTATCTGGCGGATCTCACCAAAGAGGGACTCGGCGAGAATTACACTGACTCGAGACAGCGCGTACCGTCAGCGATCTAATCACAGCGAATAGGAGGGCCACATCATGAGGCCAAGAGTATTAACAATCTCGCCCTACGCCGCTGCTGATCCCGACGCCGTTGCACAAGCACAGGACCAGCTACCGATAAACATCAATGGCGTCTTTGCCACGGGTGGCGTGGCGACCATGGACTTTCGCCGGCAGGTGGTGATCACTTCGGTGGCCGACGAAACGGGCACTGTGTTCCTGGTCGAGGGTACCGACGAGAAGGGTAATTTCCGCTCCGAGGCGGTGGTCGGTGCGAATGCCGGCGCCGCATCCACGGTGCAGGCCTTCACGACGGTGACAGCGGTCAGGGTCATCGACAACACTACCGCAGGAACGGTCTCGGTCGGTACGGGCGATATCGTCTCAAGCAACTGGCTGCCACTTGATTATCTGCGGACTGATTTCCAGGTAGCGCTGGGGATCGCCGTCGGTGGAGCGACAGCCGATCTCACGGTTGAACTGACCCTGTCCAACATTCTGGCGCGCCGGGGTAATGACCCGCAGCCGCAGGTTGGCTCGTGGCTCCGTAATGAGTTTGAAGTGTTCTTCCCGACGATCGACATCCACGATCACGACACGATGGTGAACGTGACCGCGGATGTGACAGGCAACCTGGCGTTTCCGGTGAGGGCAATCAGGCTCAAATCGAACGCAGTGCTGACCGGTGACGATGTGTCGCTCGAGGTTGTCCAAGCCTCGCACGGAGCTTAAGTCATGGCTCTCGGTGGCGGAGGCCTTGAAGAACTCACAAGCGGAGCCGTTGAGCAGGCGATTGATGATGCCATCAGCGCTGCTCTACTTACCGCTGGGCTGTTTCAATTCGGTCCATTGCAGCTGGATAACCCGGTCAATGCCGACTGGGCTGTCAATGCATTGGCGCCAGCTGCTGCCGACAATATCAACGCCGGCCTGACCGTAAGGCTGTTCGATGATACGACTGAGGAGGGCGTCGGTTTTGAGATGGTGGTTCCTTCCGGGGCAACCAATCTGATAATTGGCTTCCGCTCCAGGGCATCGGTAGCGCCGGCAGCCGCTCGTACTGTTGGACTCAATCTGTATCAGCGTGGAGTTCGGGACAATTTAGCCGTCGATTCGTGGAGTGCTGGAACGCAACTCACTGACATCGACATTCCGAATAACAATCTTTTCCAGGTGGACTCGCAGACCATCACCCTGGCGACACTGGGGGTCACGGCAGGAGAACTCACGCAGTTTGAACTGACCAGAATCAATCCTACAGGCGGTACCGAGCTTGTTGATGACTGGGCGTTGGTGAATCTCACGATTGAGTTCAGCTAATGTCTACTGACTTTCCAGGTGTCAATACTCCCCCAGCACAGGATGAGGTGATTGATCTGGGTACGTTGAGTCCGGCATTTAGTGGAGCGATGTCGATCACCTTCTGGATTCGTCTCAACCAGCGTGGTCCTGATAGGACGGCAATTGTTTGTAAGGGTGACACCATAGCTGATGCCGGTAAGGAATGGTCATTAGGATATGACGGCACCGGGCCAGCAGACATAGAGTTCGTATTAAACACCGGGGCTGGTGGTGTTCGTCAGACAGGCAATACCAGCATCGCGCAGCTTTTTCGCTGGCGATTCGTGGCAGCGACCTACGATGGTGCGAACAAAAGAATCTACATCGATGGAGCGCTGGATGCTACGACAGCGGAGACAGGCAATGTCGTGAGCAGCGCGAAAGCGACAAGCATTGCCGCTGTCAATGGGACTGCCAGCCCAGAGCAGGAGATCAATGCGCGTGTAGGCGACGTACGACTTTATGATCGTGCCCTGTCGGCCGCTGAGATCGAAACCATGTGGACGTTGCAGGGAGTCGATGCCATTGTCCATGGCTTGCTGCACAGGTGGCAACTCAGAGAGACTGGCTTTGGAGTTACAGCGTCCGGGGCTGGACTGACAAAAGATTCTGGCCCAGGTCAGGTCAATGGCACGGCGCTCAACGGCCCGATCGGCGCTGAAAGCGGACTGAGGTTATAGCCATGGCAAGCACAGGCTCATTTCTGTTTGACCCGAACCTCGCGGTGATCTGTGACGAGGCGGTCGAGCGCGCCGGCATGAACCTGCAGGAGATCACGGGCGAGCACATCATTTCGATCAGGCGATCGGCCGGCTTCCTGCTTTCATCCTGGTCGAACCGCGGACACCGGCAGTGGACGTTCGAACAAATTGAGCACACGGTCACGCCCGGTGAGGTGAGCTTTAATCTGCCGGTTGGCACCATCGAGGTGCAGACCGCAGTAGTGCGCAGGAACGGCGCCGACACCGAGATCTATCCGATCTCCAGAGAGGACTACCTGATCCTGCATGACAAGAACCTGATCGGGCGGCCGGACAGATACTTCGTGGATCGGCGCCGGGATACTGATATCGGCGTCAACAACGTCCAGGTGTTCTTCTGGCTGGCCGGCGAGAACGACACCGACATTCTGATCTTCAATGTCTACAAGCAGGTGCAGGATGTCGGCAACGCACAGAACACGCTCGATATTCCATTCAGATTCCAGGAGGCCTTCGTTGCCGAACTGGCTGCCAGGGTGGCAGTGAAATACAACGAGGCAAAGTGGGAGGCGCTCCAAATGATGGCTACCCAGGAATGGACGTTAGCCCACGATGAAGACAGGGATACGGCACCGCTTGTCGTGTCCGCGAACTACTCACGATTGCACGGGAGGCCATGATGGCACTGTCACGATCAATGAAGAATCTTATGCACGACGCCGCACAGGCGAGGCGTGGAGGTGGGAATCCCAATCCAACCGGAGGCGGTATGTCGGGCATGCTTGGTAAAGCGTTTCAGCAAGCCAGGAGCAGGGGTACGCGCTACAACCCTGGCCCGCCAGGTCCAGAAGCGCCGTCTGGTCCCCTTACCCGACCTCGAGGTGGAGTGGGGACGCCAGGTGCGGCACAGCGGAGTACAGCCCGCAGTTTTCTCGGCAAGCCAACGACGCCAGCTGCGCCAGGTCCAGTGCTGCGCCCCTCACCAGGCCGCACTCCAATGACTGGTGGTACCCGAGGTCCTCGAGGTCCGGTGAGGCCGGGTGGCCCCGGAGGTCCTGTGATGCCGAGAGGTGGAGTGATGGGTGGCCCGGCAGGTCGGCGAGGTATGGCTGGCACGGTTGCCGGCAAGCCAATGCCACGAGGGGGCACTGGGGGCGTAGTGGGTCCAACACGGCCCGGCGCTGGCACCTTCGGTTTTGCTGCGCGGGGCGGTGGTGGTACGCCGGCTCTGCAGGAGGCAACCGCAGCCGCCAGGTCGCAGACCATGAGACAAGCAGCGGCAAGAGGAGCAGCGCCCAGGCCAGCTGGTGGTGTACCTGGTGGCGTGGCGGGGGCAGCAGGCAGAGCGAGAGCGGCCGTACCAGCAGCGCTTGCTCAGCCACGAGGCCAGTCTGTCGCGTCACGGATTGGTGGCACGCAGGGACCGCCGGCACGTAGAGGCGGCATGGCTCGAGCTTTAGGTAGTGGTGGATCCAGGCGTCGGATGCTGAGGTGAACACGTGCCGAAGCGATACGCGAAGGGAAAATTTGCAGTAGGCGAATGCGCCAGGTCCGGCAGGAAAATGATGCTGAAGGACATGGTGTCCGATGGCTATTACCCGAGCTTGGTGGTGGATCCGGCCTGGTACGAAGGCAAGCACCCACAGGAATCATTGCCGGAGATTGAGGACCCGGTATCGCTGTGGAGGCCGGCGCCGGAGCGCGACCTGTCAGGCGCGACGTTCAGGATGCGACCAGGCGACACGCTGTTCATGGGGTTCGCGGTAAGGTGCATTGGAACTGAGGCGGTCGATGGACCGCCCATTGTGATTCCGCCTGCGGTTCATCAGTACGACCAGGACAGCACCTCTACTCCTGAACCAGATACCGGGACCGGATAACGATGCCAAACTTCGATCTCGATTACTTTGCCTCGCCTACAACATTCCAGCCATCCTTGCGAGCGGATATGACTGGGGCAGCGATTTTGTATGTGGGTGCAGCCAGGGTGCAGAATCTTTCCGCGCCTATTCTTTACGATCAGGGATTCACGGTCGAGTACGCGATTAAGCCGGTAGCCATTGGCGCACGAAGCGTGGCTGGGGGTGACTCTCGGATCGTGCCTGCCGTTCATTCGCATGTGAATACCTCTACCTCTATTTTTAATTTGGGCTTCGACAACTGGGCGAACCCTGGTGTAGCGACAGACCTGGTGCCTGCCTTCACAATTTTGCCTGATAACGATAATTACCAGGTGATCTCTGAGCGAGCTTCCATGCTGGGTGAAGCTCGTGGCACCAAGGTCATGGTCGTGGACGATACCTACCATCTCCTTGGAACGCTGAATGTTTCTGGTCTCTGCCAGATCTATGTCAATGGAGTGCTGGAAGGAACGGCTTCTCCGGACATCAACATGCCGGTTTTCCTTTCAACTTTGAACGAATTTTTAGGCAATGCAGGCAGAACACTGAGAAACGATTTCATCATCGGCACAAGGTTTCTCGATGGTGCGTATCGCGGTGCTGCGGCTACCGGCGAAGCGCACATCGACAATGTTCGGTTCTATAATTCGCACTTCAGTGCGGCCCAGGCAGCAGTCGCTGCTTCGGCGATTGCATTTACACCATGAGTATCTGACATGCCTTCATCGACATCATTTAGTTACGACGACCTGATCGCGGCCCTCAATGACTGGCTCGAGGAAAGCAGCGAGGAGTTCGTGGACAACCAGAGCACGATCGTCTCCATGGGCGAGAGTCGCCTGACAACGGACCTGAACTTTGAAATCTTCGACCGGGTGATCAGCGGCTCGTTGACGCCGGATCAATACGTGCAGGCGATCAAGCCATCGAACTGGCAGGGGACCAGGTCGCTGCATCTTCTGGGTGCCGGCGGTGCCGACGATGACTTTGCCGATGTCGTGCTGTTGTTGGATCTGGACGGTGTGGATGGCGCTACAGTTGCGACCGACGCATCTCCGCTCAATAACACGGTGAATTTCCAGGGAGCCATAGACTTAACGACTTCAGAATTCAAATTCGGCACAGCATCTCTCGATGCAACGACCGGCGATCCACTGGACTTTCTCGAAATTCCTCACGATCCTGCGTTCGTAACAGGTCAGCAGGATTGGACGATTGAGTTCTTTGTCAACGCGCAGAACCAGGTCGGTGGGCATGACTACATCAATCATGGTGATGGCGCGAGCGGGACCAGTAATTGGGAAGTCCTAAATGCCAACGGAGTTTTGCAGTTTGCTTACTCTGACAACGGTGGGGCCAGTTTCAATAATTTTCCGTTCTTTGGAGCGATGGCCGCGAATGGTGTCCAGTCACACGTTGCTATCACTCGTCTCGGAAATGATCTGTTCGCGCATATCGATGGCGTGAAGTCCGGAGCCACGGTTGATGTGACAGGGGATACGATTGGAGGTAGTGGTGTCGTAGCGATCAACATCGGCTCAAGAAATCAAAGTCCGGGAGCAAATATCGGAGATGCAGATGCGTTTATCGATGAGGTCCGCTTTACGGTCGGCACGGCTCGATACACGACCGCTGATTTCACGGCTCCGACCCAGGCATTTCCAGACTCTGCCTCGGGTGGGCCAAAGGTCTACCTGGAACGCAGGACCTACGAGTGGTGTCTTGACTTCGAACCTGACGAGTCTCTGACGGCTCAGCCGCAATACTACGCCGAGTTCACCGAGACCGAGTTCTTCCTGGTGCCGCCACCGGACATCGCCTATGGATTCGACCTGCGACAGATTCAAACGGCTGATGCCCTGTCGCCTGCAAACCAGAACACCTGGCTTGGTGACAATGCCGGCGACCTGCTCTTGTACGCTTGCCTGCTTGCCTCTGACGAGTTCCTGATCTCCGACCCTGCGGACATTGATACATGGCGGCAGAGCTACTCTGAATTGATGCCGGCCCGCAAGATCGAACTTCGGCGACAGTGGCGTGGCGATTATGATCCGGTCAAGTCTGCGGCCACGACAGTGAGCATGGCAGGATGAGCATTCAAACCGGCACAGCGTTCCAGTTCCTTAACGATCAATGCATCGATGGCAACCATGATGTGCGGAACGATGTGCTGTTCTTCGCCATGTACTCGACGCTGGCGGATATCGATCCGGTAACCGTCGATGACCAGGCATCGATCACTGGCGAGCTTGTCGGTACCGGGTATACGGCCGGCGGCGAGCAACTAACACAGACGATCATCTACACTTCAGGAGAACCCGAGCGGCCGGCAATCGATTTCGCTGACCTGGTCTTCGGGCCAGGGGCTACCTGGGGAATTGTCAACGAGGCCGCGCAGGGCGCCGTCATCTATAACACTACAGCAGGACCACAGCAGAATAAGGTCATGTGGGTCATCAATTTCGGATCGCCCATCGCTGTGAACAATGGCTCATTCTTTGTGCGTTGGCCGGACCCGACTGACCCGACTCTCGCCGTCATAAGGACATCAGGTTAATGGACGAATTCACAGCATTACTACGGCTCGTACTTCAGGAGACTGGCGGCAACCAGAATGTCTGGGGCTTCATCAATAATGCGAGCGCCATCGATCTGATCGAGGACGCGATTGCTGCTCGCACGGATCTCGATGTCACGCCGGCCACAAACCCGGTAATTCTTCAAGCAGACAACGGCGCTATTGATCAGGCGAGGAACGCGATCATTGCGCTTACCGGCGCTCCTGGCGAAGACAAAGAGATCCAGGTGCCGAGTACTTCCAAGCTCTACATCATATCGAACGAGACCGCCTTTGTGATGACGATCAAAACCGTCGCCAATGCCGGCCTGGACGTAAGGGCTGGGACCAGGGTAGCGGTGATGGTGGACGAGGTTGCCGATGATGTTTTCGAGATTGGCTTCGTTCCCTCAGCAACAGAGGACGAGGCCGGCATCCTCGAGGTTGCCACGCAGGTCGAGACCGATGCTGGCGTACTAGATGACAAGATCATCACGCCACTGAAGCTCAACGACCGCCAGGCAACAGAAGACTTGACCGGCATCATTGAGATCGCAAATACAGCCGAAGCGAATTTAGACGTTGCGACCGATGATGAGCGAGCGATCACGCCAGTCAAGCTTGACGGCCGGACAGCGACAGAGGACCGCCGCGGTGTCGTCGAACTGGCTACCCAGGCCGAGGTCGATGCCGGCACTGATACGGAACGCGCAGTCACGCCGGCCACCCTGGCAGCCGCGCCGATTACTGTCTTGGAAGGATGCAAGGTTTTCAAGTCTGCGGCTCTTTGTTTTCCAAGAAACGATTTACCTGATATCGGTCAGTCACCTCCTCCAGGCCCAGGTGATGGTTCCGGTTCTGGTAATGCTGTTGGAGAAGTAGCTGTCGATTTTAATATGGAAGTCTTCGACACCAACAATTACCACGACAATTCGGTGAACAATACTCGCTTCACCATTCCTTCTTCAGGGGTCAGTGCTGTCGAGTTCATCATCGGCTACAGGATGGATGATGAAGTGAGCAACGCTCAAGCAGGTCTTGGCCATGTTCGTCTGCGCAAAAACGGCGTCGTCAATGGTGCTGTCGATTCTGTATTCGTCGTGACGCACAACAGGAGCGATCCAGGATGGATACCGTGGGACTCAGGCGCGCAAGGTGGTGGTACTCAACAGTCTGGTAATGCGTCAGGTCAGGCCGGGATGCAGGGATGGTATTCCGGATCGATCTTTGTCGATGGCGATGATTTCATAGAGATCATGGTGCTGGCGCAGGCAGGTTTTCGAGATATACCACCGAACGGAATCTGGGCAGAAATGAGGGTGCTGGGATGAGCAGGAGAAAAGTTGTACTACCGGTAGGCGCAAAGAGAGATGCCTTTAATTGGTTCATTGGCAATTTCAGCGGATACCATGAATTCGAGCCAACGACTAACGAGTTTGGGGTGCTGGATACTTTTATCGATCAGCCGACAATGGATCAGAAGCTCGTGGATTTCGTGGCAGATCAAGCGAACATCGAGCAGCAATATAGCGATTTTTTTGACGATTTCATCGATGAGGAATTCAGGGAAAGAGACGTCGATAACAATGCTGGCATCCAGTCCATGATCAAAGTCATGGTCGACGAGCTAAACGCTGTACGTCAGAACGCCGGACTTCCTGATCTGAATCTTGGCCTGGTAACCGCAGCCGTCAGAAGCAACGCCAAGAAGCCTTAATGAGCCGACTGCCTGACATTCCGCTCGAGCTTCTCCCCGGTATCATGACCGAGGAGACCGATGCCGGTGCTGTAGGTCGATTCAAGGACGGCAACAAGATTCGATTTCGCAAGCGCTTGCCGCAGAAGCTCGGCGGTTGGATACTCAATTCGCTGGGCACTGAGGTCGACGGCATCAGCGAGGATCTAAGTCAGCAGCGCACCGCGAACGCCGGCTACTCCGCCGGGGCATCGACGATCGTTCTTGATACCGCGGTGACTTGCCTCGATCTGGACCCGGTCTGGCTGTTCGATGATTCCTTGGTCGGTGGTCTTGGCGGCCGTACCATCGATGATCCGACCGCGCTCGAGGATGAGCATGTGTTCGACCTGGATTCTGCGGTCACGGCCACAGCCGGCGATGCCTTCATCATCAGTTACCCGGAAGAGTTTGGCGGCGGCGGCGATGTGATCGTTGGCGGCGTCACAGATTCTGAACAGATCCAGGTCTCGCCCGCGGTGACGAGTTACCTGCGCGGAGGAAGCATCGTTCGATTGCTGACAGATTCCGGTGAGCAGATCAATTTTCTCGGTGCCAATCATCAAACGGGGGCGACGGTTCTGACGCTGAGGGATCCGCTGATCGATAACATCCAGGCCGGCACGCCGAACGTATTCATCTATGCCGCTGAGTCTTTCATCAGGAACGACACCCAGAGCTACGTCGTGCGGTTTTTGAATCTCGACATCGCGGCTGACACCGAGGTCATGCTCACGCAGTCGCTGCCTGAAGATGCCGACGGTCTCGATATCGACATCCGGCCATTCCAGTTGACTGGCTGTGACAACGACCAGACCAACGTCACCTCGCTTGATATTTTGCCGGTCACGGACTTTGCCATCGCGGCTCCGGCGGCATTCCCTGATGGCCTGGTTATCCTGCCGGCCCAGAATATAGTGCAGACCTGCTACCTCGGGGTAGCCAGGGCGCTGTGGGATTGGTCCAGCCTGGACAGCCAGAAGTGGCTGGCGATTGGCACCAATCTGAAGCTCTACCTAGTCAACAACAGCGAACTGTTCGACATCACTCCGTTCGCTCAAGAAGGCACCCTGATCGATCCATTCGATACCGACATCACCGGGGCGTTCGATCCAGATGGTGGCGATGATCCTACCTTTGTGCAGGTCACAGACACGGCCCACGGGGTTGGGGTCGGTAACTTTGTGCATTTCCAGAATGCGGATCCTGTCGGTGGAATTACTATCGATGGCGAGTATCGAGTCGAGTTCATCGTCGATGATGACATGTACATCATTCGCCACCAGGTGCCGCCGACATCGACAGATTCTGGCGGAGGCACTGTCGACTTTCAGTATGAGATCGGGGTCGGCTTGGAAAACACCACGACGCTCCTGGGCTACGGTACCGGCGCCTATGGCTTCGGCAAATATGGCATTGGCAGTTTTGTAGCTGGCGCCGGAGTCTTAGGCAATCTCAGGACCTGGTCGCTGGATAATTTCGGCGAGGACCTGCTCGCATCGCCGAACGGCCGGTCGCTGTATCACTGGGACCGCAGCAATGGACCGAACGTAAGGGCGGTGCTGGTTCCCACGGCACCGAACACCATCGAGCGTATGCTGATCTCACCGACAGCCAGACATGTGATTGCCTTCGGTGCCGGCACAGGATCAGCTGCATCGCCTGGCGATCCGGATCCACTGTTGATCAGGTGGGCAAGCTCGGAAGACTTCACCGACTGGACTCCGTTGTCCACGAACACGGCCGGCGATCTCCGGCTTGATGTGGGATCTGAGATCATTACCGCGGTCGAATCGCGTGGCGACATCCTGACGATGACCGACCAGTCACTGCATGCGCTGGCGTTCATCTCAGGCGAGTTTGTTTTCTCGCTGCGTCACCTGGGACAGTCAGTCACGATCATCGGGCCAAACGCTGCGATCGATGTGAACGGCATCATGTACTTCATGGGCGAGGACGATTTCCTGATATACGACGGCGTGCTCCGGGTCATGGAGTGCGAGGTCCGCAATACCGTCTTCGATGACATCAACCTGGAGCAGGGGCGGAAGTCCTACGCATCTGTGAACAAGCTATTCACGGAAGTCTGGTGGGTGTATTCAGCAGAGGGTGCGCAGGCCAATGATCGATACGTCAAGTTCAACTACTACGACAAGGTCTGGGATTACGGCACGATCGAGCGCAGCGCTTTCCACGATAGCTCGGCATTGTTTAATCAGAAGCCATACGGCAGCTTTGACGGCAAGATTTTCATACACGAGACCGGCGTCGACGAGGCCGATCCGGAAAACAATATCACGCCGATGCTGTCGTTTATCGACACCTACGACATGGCTGTCGACGACGGCACCTACCACGCGGTCGTGCGCAAGATGATTCCCGATTTCAAGAGGCTTGTTGGTTCGATCGATCTGTCGCTGACGGCCAAGGCCTATCCATCCAGCGGTGGTGTCGAGGTAGTCAGTAAAGGTCCGTTTACCGTGGACTCGACGACGCCGTTCGTTAACCCGCGGATCAAGGGCCGGCAGATATCGTTCCGGATCCAGTCCGATGCACTCGGTGACGATTGGCGCATGGGCACGTGGAAGGCACAATTCAAGCGGAAGGGGAGGCGCGGCAACTGATGACTGCTCCCTTTACCAATATCCAGTTTGAGCCGGACTACGATGTCTACAAGATGCGCGCCCTGGTCGACGATCTCCAGCGTCAGTTTGGTGCGACGGGCGCTACACTCATAGAGCTTCTTGCTACTGAACACAACGACCTGCCTGGCCGTAGCGCACCAGACGCACATCCGATCAGCGCGATCACCGGACTGACGGCTGCGCTTACCGCGATCGGTATAACCCTGGCTGATCATGAAACTAGGATTGCCGTCCTCGAGGGTCAGGACGAGTCCGATTCCTTCCTCGAGTGGGCGATGTAATGCCATATGTTGGAGCGTCACTTGCAGACGGCCAGCTTCCGGACACGGTGGGCACGCTATTCACCGCGACGGTATCTACGATCATCCGGTCGTTCGATGTTTATAATGACGGCGCGTCACAGCAAAATGTCATCGCCTACATTCTTCGGGATGGGTCGACGACGCGGAAGGTCGGGAGGGCTGAGCTTAAGCAGAATGAATTTGCCGAGGTGCTATCCGATGCCAAGGTCTGGGTACTGTCACCGAATGACTCCATCCAGGCCGAGACCGATACGGCAGGCCAGGTCGATTTCACGATCACCGGGGCGGAGTTAGCATGAAGGTATTTACATCTGAGGGGATCGAGAAACAAGAGAATGCCGATGTCCTGGTCGAACTGGAGGGCATACAGACAGGCTTGCGAAGCATCACCAATGAGCAACAGGAGGCAACGCGAGAACTCAAGATTACGAATCTGCATCTTGGGCTACTGACAGACCAACACATTGAGGAGCCACCATAATGGGACTTGAAATTGAAAGTGCAGCCGATGGCAACAAGCTGCTTATAAACGATCAGGGTAGGGCGCTCGTTGACTCGCAAACCCGTAAACGAAGTTTTTACGTGTCGCGAGATGACGCACGAGTTTTCAACACGATCTTTGAGGATGCCAATGCGGTAGCCGGAGAGTTTGTGGCGTATTTCAGGAATACCTCACAGAGCAGAAACTTCATCGTTGAACTCGCTCGTCTTGGAGGTGCTAACGCAGCAACCTGGAAAATCCACAAGGTCAGCGGTGCCACTCCAGTATCTGATGGTGGGGCCGTACTGCCGGTTAATTTGAATTTCGGCTCAGGTATCTTGGCTGAAACCGAAGCCTTGCAGGAAAACGTGACCGGAATAAACTCGGAAGGCGAAACTGCGATAGCCGGTCATGGGGCTGGTGGTGGTGTGCTTGTCGTCTTAGATGACGCAGTAATCTTGCCACCTGATACCGCAATCGCTTTCCAGTATGAGGTCGGCACAACGGGGATAGCGAATGTTGGCATGCGAGGCTACTACGAGGATCTGTAATTGATCAGAACCAAGATAATTGGTTCGGGACCAGAGCGAACAGAAGCCGCAGTTGAGAAATCCGGTGCGGTAAGCGTCGTTGAGCGGCCATTTCCACCGTTCGGTGTGCAGCAGAATGTTCGACCGTTTCGCCAGTTCATGACAGACGATGGAACGCCGACAGGATCGGAGGATATGCTGGTCGATGGCAGTGTGACACCAGTCGATTTTTTTGTGGAGGCTCCTCAAGATCAAGATCTGTATGTCACCAGAATATCGTTCATCGTAGTCGATCAGAATATGTCGCTGAATAACTTCGGCAATATTCCAGAACTGACCAATGGATGTCGGCTTTTCTACATCGATGAATTGGGCGAGGTCGATATTGCGGAGGCATTGCAAACGAATTTTGACATTGTTCGGCTGTGTTCAGGTCTGCCATCTTTTGGAGATGGCACTACTGCCTTCATTGCCAACAATGTGGATTTTATTTCAGAGGGAATTATTCCCATCCTGGATCTCAAGGACACGTTCGGATTCAGGTGGGGATTAGAGTTTCGCAACGGATCGACGCAGAAATTGATCCTGCAAATACGAGATGACATCACCGGCATCGACGCTATGGATGTCATTGTATATGGATTCTTGAGGTTGGAAGATATGTCGAAACCGAAGGTATAGTTTTTTTGGAGTAGGATCATAGGAGACAGCCGCCATGAAGAAGGTGAAGATCCGCAGGGCAACACCCTGGGATGTGATTAAAGTCGCACACTTACTGAAACGTGCGGCCAAGGAGCAAGGGGAAGACATCTGGTATTCGACGCTGAGCGTCAATGAGACCAAGCAGATCTTCCACATACTTACGATCATCGACAGAGGTTTTGTGGTGGTCGCTGAGACAGCGGAGCAGAAACAGATTGTCGCTGCTATGGGCATGTCCCTGTGCAGAGATAGCTGGAGCGATGACTGGGTAATGCAGAATGAGTGGACATATGTTCTCAAGACCTGGCGCGACACGGATGTTGCCGACCAACTGATAAAGGCAGTTGAGATGTTTGCGGATGAAAAAGGAGATCCGGCGACAGGGAAAGGGTTGCCAATCATTATAGGAATGATGACTGGTCGCGACACCGACTTGAAAGACTTGTTGATGGAGCGGAAGGGCTACCAATATGGTGGTGGTAACTTTGTGAGGGCACCTAGCAATGTCCAAGAAAGAGAAAAAGACAGAGACAGCGATCCCTGAGTGGCTTAGTCAGGGCAGTCAAAAAGCTGTAGGAATGGCTTCAGGCATTGCGGATCGACCGTATGAAGAATATACGGGCCAGAGATTCGCAGAGTTTACTCCTGCCGAACAGAAAGCATTCGAGATGGCCCAGGGCCCTGAAGCTGGGGCATGGCGGGAAGACATAGAACGCTCGCGAGAATTTGCTGAGCGTGGTGGCCAGTCATTCCTCGATGCCGACATTCAGGCGTATATGAATCCGTACATCGAGAGCGCACTTGAGCCAGCGGCTCGTGAGCTTCGAGAAGAATCACTTCGTACCCAGACGAGATTACGCGGCCAGGCTGGCATGGCGGAAGCCTTTGGTGGATCCAGAGCTGCAATCCTGGAATCCGAGGCAAGCGGCAGACACCTGGAAACTATCAGTGATCTGTACGCGCAAGGCTATAAGTCTGCCTACGATGCAGCAACAACAGCGTTCGATCAGGATCGTGTGGCGGCTCGTTCTGCTTCAGATCAGTTTCGAGCGATCGGTGCCGAAGGCCAGCAGATGCTCTCCAACGAAATGAACAATCTCCTGGTGACAGGCGGATTAGAGAGACAGTTGGAGCAGAGCAACCTGGATTTTGATTACGCGCAGTTCCTGGAAGCCAGGGACTGGGATGTTACGAATTTGAGAACGCTCGTGGACACACTTCAGCGAGTGCCACATGGAACGACCACGACCGAGACGACCAGTGGTGGCGAATTCCAGGCTGTCCTGGGAGCAGCAGCCACAGTCGCTGGTGCGTACTTTACTGGCGGCTTGAGTACGATGATTCAGGCTGGCAAGAAAGCGACCGACGAACCATCATCCGACATCAGGTTGAAGGATAACGTCGAGCTGATTGGCAAGCGTGGAGAATTCAACTGGTACAAGTGGAGCTGGAATGATTTAGCGAAGGCTATTGGTGCCGACAAATATCCATCTGAAGGAGTGATAGCCAACGAAGTAATGAAGACCAGGCCAGATCTTGTAGGTCTGAGAGATGGTTACTTAACCGTCTCCTACGAGGGGATATAGCATGGGCCAACTACTCGACCAATATCTAGCTGCGAGCCTTCCTGCCTTACAGGCCATTGTTGCTGATGAAGAACCACCGCAGCCATCGATGCCGCCAGGTGTCGAGGGAATAGCGCAGCCTGAAGGTGCGACGACTTTCCCGATGGGCCCTGAAGCTGGGCCAATGCAAGGCCAGCCTCTTGACCCAGGCGGACAGCCCACTGCACCCATGGGGGCAATGCCTCCTCCTGGTGCTGGCGCTGCTCCATCCTTCGGAGGTGGCCCAGCCCCAGGTGGCCCAGGGGCAGCGATGCCTCCAGGTGGTCCAGAACCAGCGATGCCTCCTGCTGTTGGAGCGGAACCTGAACAAGACAGAACCGGCGAATTCGAGAAAGGACCGGACAGCTTCATGGGTATGGCGGATGAGCAATCTCCGGAAGACATCGATAATGCTGTGAAGGTGATGGAAGGTAATGGTGTAGACATCGACGAGCAGCATGCTCAACTGACTGGCACTCCTGTCTACGAATCCGAAGACGATCCAAAAGGAAAGAAGGCAGGCAAGGGCGACGAGAAAAAGATGACCAGGCAGGAGAAGGGACTGATCCTGATGGAGTTCGGCCTGAGCCTGATGGCTGCATCTGGTAGTGGTACAG